GATGAGCCTAAGCTGGAAGCCAAGGAATGAGTTTATTTAACCCTTGGGTGTTGCTTGGCATCGTTTTGGCGGTGCTGAGTAGCTTTGGTGGAGGCTATTGGAAGGGTGGCAATGATGAGTTTGCCAAACAGCAAATGGAGATTGCCCGACTTAACCAAGAGGCTAGGCAAAAGGAACAGGCACTGGTGACAGCAGTGCAAAATCAAGCAACTGAACTGGTAAAGGCAAACAACAATGCAAAAATTGTTATCCAAAAGCGTAATACTGACATTGACTCTGGTGCTCTCAAGTTGCGGATTCCTGTCAAAACGCCCTCCTGCCCAACCCTATCAGCCACCTCAGATGCCTCCGTTGCCGAGCGATCTGACCCCCCAACAGCCGAACTTCAGCCAGAGACTTCTAGAGCTATTCTCGCCATCGCAGACGAAGCAGACCTTACAGCCAGAAAGCTCAACGCCTGTATCGCCACCTACAACCAAGTCAGAGAAATGATTAACCAAAAGGAGAGCAAATGAACAGTGAACAGTTAGCCCAAGCATTAAAGATAACGCCTATCAAGGCAGAGGAGTGGATAGATGCAATCAATGAAACTTTTGATCGGTTCGACATTTCAACGCCTGAAAGACAGGCTTGTTTCTTGGGGCAATGTGCTCACGAAAGCGGTGGATTCACTGCTCTCAAAGAAAACCTGAACTATTCTGCTGAAGGCTTGACTAAGGTTTGGCCTAAGCGTTTCCCATCTTTGGATGTGGCACAGCCTTATCACCGCAATCCTGAAAAGATTGCCAACAAGGTCTATGCCGATCGCATGGGAAATGGTGATGAAGCCTCTGGAGATGGGTTTAAATATCGTGGCAGGGGTTTGATTCAGTTGACAGGCAAAGACAACTACAGGGCTTGTGGTGACGCTTTGGGCGTTGATCTAGTGGAAAACCCTGATTTGGTGTCTAGTCCTCAGTATGCGGCTTTGTCTGCTGGCTGGTTTTGGGACAAGAACAAGCTGAACCAGTTTGCTGATGCCAATGACATGACAACCCTGACAAAGCGTATCAATGGTGGTACGCATGGATTGGATGACAGGGTTGCCAGAACTCAACACGTCATTGATGTATTAATGGCTTGAGTCGTCAAATAGGTGGAGTATGACCCATATACCAATGATGAGGACTGCTCCACCTATCATCATAAGCAGAATTATGTTAAGTATGTTAGCTAACATTTTTAACTTTCATTACTCGTTGGTTTCTGCCTGATTTTCCCCGTCTAGTCCCAATAATTTCAATAAATCCTTTGTCATGCAAGGCTTTGTACCTTGCTGTGACGCTACTATAGGGCATTGTTGGGAACATATCTAGCACTTGGTCGGATATACACCCATTTGAGCCAAAAGAGCCTATAGCCTCGTAAACAAGTTTTTCTAGCTTGGTTGTATCTACTTTGACTGCCGCCTCAAAAGAAGTAATTGGCGAGTCTCTACGAACCAGTTTATGAGGGCTTGTACCAAAATCCTCAAAGTTTGCCATTTTCATCAATCCATCAAAAAAATTCTTCATATCAACTCCTGTTAAGTTAGTGTGTACTCACTTACATTGTCGTCTCTCCGACTGTCACCGCCTCGATATATTTGGCTTGCGGTTAACCTTGTGCCTTGGAAGGCGTGTCGACTGTCTGCAATTGACTGATAAGGGGTATTGCAGACAAACACATATATCAGATGCAATTCTTTCACCCCTTAATTTTGTAAGAATCTAGAAAGGAATGTCCGAATCCATGTCCTCAATCTTGGCTTTAGGCTTGCTTTGAGGTTGGCTTGGGTGGGCTTTCCTGGGGGTGGCCGCTTGTC